CCACTTGCATAAATACCCTCGAAAGGAATGTCCCTGCTTTGTAGATATGCATGAAAGCCCATTGCACCAAGCCCGATGCTTCTCTCTCTATATGCCGAATACGCAGACTTAGTATATCCTTCTTGACCTGCTCTAATATATTTCTGAAACCTTTTAAAATTTGCACTGTACTCTCCTAGTTGTTCTGTGTCTACTGCGTTGTCAATGTAGTGCTGTAAAACATTGTCAAGCATTGTTATTAAATCTTGTATAAAGTTATCATCCTTCGACCAGTCATCAAAGTGTTCTAAGTTTACGGATGATAAACAACATACAGCTGTTCGTTCTTCGTCTGTCGGCAAAGTAATTTCTGAACACAAGTTACTTTGTCTTATCTTCAAACCTAAATCTTTCTGTGCTTTAGGTAAGTATTTATTACAGGTGTCGATGTTGACCATGTAAGGTTCGCCTGTCTCTGCTCTAGCATGAATGATTTGCCACCATAAATCTCTAGCGTTTACTATCTTAATAGCTTCATTACTTTTAGGGTCTATCAATCTCCAATCATCATCCTTTTCTACTGCTTCAAGGAAAGCATCTGTAATGTTTACACCATTATGAATGTTGAGATTCTTTCTGTTGATGTCTCCACCTGACTCTTTTCTCATGTTTATAAACTCTTCAATCTCCGGATGGCTTATATCCATGTAAGCCGCATAGCTACCACGTCTTGTTGTGCCTTGATTAAAGGCTAACATCTGTGAGTCAACTACATGCATGAAAGGAATTGAGCCAGTAGAACGAGAGCCATGAGTAGTAGAAACACCGTTACTCCTAATATCGCCCCAATATCCACCAATGCCTCCACCTGAACTTGCCAACCATATATTCTCGTCATAGTGAGCAGATAAACCACCCCGACTGTCAGGAACATAATTAAGGAAACAACTGATAGGAAGCCCACGACTTGTTCCCCCGTTGCTAAGTATAGGAGTGCTAAACATGAACCACCTAGAGGAACTGTAGTTATAAAGTCTTTGAGCCAGTTCAAAATCTGTCTCCCCTTTGTAAGTTGCTCCGTAGACTGATGCTCTTGCGAGGGCTTCTTGTGCATGTGTTTCTCCTTCCCAAAAATATCTATCCTTGAGTGTATCTAAACTAAATTTGTCAAATGTTTTTTCTTTGTCGTAATCTATTTCAATTCCTAAGTAAGGCTTAGTTCCTGTTTTATCTTCAATCATCTTCGTTGTCCTGTAAATGTATGGCTATTATAGCATAGTGTACTATTTTTAGCAAGTCCATCTTGTTCTTACCACCCTTCTGTCCGTATCGCATAGCATACTTCATGATGTTTCCCATGGCAAAACCCTCTCCATGTCCTGCATCTATTATCATATCGGTTGCCTGATACTTTCCATTAGAATAATGTAAGCCATACGTAGCATCTACATACCGTTGTAAGTCTTTTATTATTTCATCTTCATTAAATTTATAGTTCATCTTTTCTCCAGTTGTCAGGTAAAGTGTTCTCACTATACCATATAAAATTATTCTTTTCAGCCCATTCAGCGTGGGTTCTTTTCGTTCCGTCTTTTCTTTTTTTAGCCTGTGGCATAGGTGCATAAGGACTCAAAAACAAAAACACTAATTCTTGATTTGGCTTCAGAGCTTTACGTACCCACACATACTTATTGTATTCTTGATAGTCCCAAAATCTACCCTTTGCTTCTAAAAGATATTCTTTGTTTCCTATCTTCTTTACAAAGTCAGGCTCGTAATTATGCTCAACTATGTAAGGAACTTTATTAGTGTGGTGTTCCCATTCTTGTAAGATAGTACTGTGTAAGGTATGTTCCCATTTAGAATCATAACCTTTTGGTATATCTTTTTCTTTAGGTCTAACCTTTCTAGGCTTTCTAAAACCAACCACTAGATAACATCCGAATAAGTAATGTCATCTATGTGTTTAGTTCTTAAAACTTTTTTGATTCTTTGGGCAAACCACCTAGGTGTGTATGCAGAAACCATAAGTTTATTGTTAGCGTAGAAGTGTCTCTCTTCAGGCAAATACTTTTCATAGTTATCTACACTTACTTTCTTTTGTTCTTCGGAAGTTAGCATACTTTTGAGCCACTCAACCACAAACTGTTTTGAAAGTTTTCGTACCTGCTTAGTTTTTAATTGTCTCATATTATTATTTCCTCAACCTTTGGTTCTTTAACAATCTTTGTAAAATATACAGGCCCTTTAGCATACTTAAATGCTCTCAAACCTTTGCCTTCATTAGCATCTTTATGACACTCTATTTTATGAGGACACCACCCACAGTTCTTAGCTAACTTCATGTTACCGGAAACACCTTCGGCTACATCTTCATAACAAAACTCAGGCGGTGTGTCTTTAACTATAAGACCTTTGATGTTATCTATTTTAGAAACTATATTAGGCTTCTCCATATCATCAGGTATGTAAGTACAAAGCTCTCCTGTTTCTTTATTCATAACTAAGAAGCCACCTTTGCTTGTACCTTCTGCTTCTTCGTACCCTGCAAGTTGTGATAGGTATCCGAATGCATCGTCTTCACTTAGTGTGCCTTCTTTAAACTTCTTAAAAGCATAACCCGATGCAGTCTTTACATCTACAACTTCTCCATCTATCTTACAGTCCATGTGTCCTTTGATTCCGTTCACAGTAATTTCTTTCTGCATATCTGTTAGCTTATGTCCTGAAAGTTTAACAAAGAATAAGAGTAAAACTTCAAGTAAATGTCCGTAAAGAAATTTAATCTGTACGTTAGGCTGTAACTTTTCTGTTGTATCTGATTGAGTATGAGCATCATACCACAAACGTCTTTCAGGTTTACCTATGTTAGACATCCTAAGCGTTTCTTTATTTGTTCTATCTTGAGGGGTAGCCCAATGTTTAAGAGCATCTGCCATTTCTTTCCCGAACTCTTCGTAAGTTTCTTCTGAAATGTTTAGCTCATTACCTTCTGTCAGAGAATCTAACAGGGCATAAATATCAGGTACTAAACTACTTAGTTTTTTTGCTTTCATTTTCTGCTTCCTTGAATGCTTTAATTACATCCGATGAGAATAGTTTTTGTAAATTAACCAAGAACATTCTACTTGCTTTATGGTCTCCACCACTCACAGTTTTAAACGTATCCAGTTTATCTACTATTGTTTTAAGTACATCTGTTTTAAATACCAATGTGCAGAACTCGTTGTCACCTACACATAAATTATGAAACCAATAATCAGATTCAGTAGCTCTTATTCCTGAAGGCTTACCCCATGATTCATATTCTATACAAATGTTTCCAGACTTTTGCCATAAATCTTTTTCAGATTTAACTTCTATTTTTTTATTGGTCATCATGTCTGCTATTTTTTCTTCTCTTATTGTACCATAAGCTAAGTCAATGTCAAATTTCTTTCTGTTTTCTTTAGTGGGTTTCATACCAGCTGTCTCCTATTTTATATTCGCCTGTTAAAGGACAACGCATATTGTAATGTTGTCCCGCTTTTTCTATTGCTTCTACACCTAACCTACCTACAAAGTCTGCTTGTTTTTCAAGCACTTGTATCTGCCACTCATCATGAATGTTAGCTACAAACTTTGCATCTAAGCCGTTAAGTCTTATATTATCTTCAAGTATAATCAATGCTTTCTTCATGGCTATTGCACCACCACCTTGTAATAAAGTGTTTAATGCTGCATGTTTATGTCTTAAAAGAATCTTACGACCATCTAATCCTTTAAGATAACCTTTCTCTGCTGCTCGGTCAACTCGTTCTTTAAGAGTTCTAAGTGTTGGAAGACCACTAAGAAAGCGTTCTCGCAACCTCTTACCATCTGCTCTGTTTCCTTTAATGATGCTTCCAATTTTTTCATCTCCTGCTCCGTATATGAGGGCATAGATGAAAGTTTTTGCCTCATCTCTTGATTTAAGTCCAGCAAATTGTTGGTTAGCTGTGTGAATATCTCCGTTGATAATTTCATTTACATACTCCTCGTCAGCCATATAGTGTGCCAACAATCTAAGTTCTAATCCACTTGCATCTATACCTACAAGTTTGTACCCTTTAGGAACAATCCAACATGACCTACACTCTTTACCATAAGGACTGTAAACAGCAGGTACTTGAGCCATGTTGGGACTCCTGTGTGCCATACGACCAGTGATAGCACCAGTGCAAATGACTGAACCATGTACTCTACCATCGTCCTCATATACTGCATCAATCCACGAATGAACCTGAGCTAAACGCTTTTGATACAGCAAGAAGTCTGCTATAAGTTGTGCTTCTTTTATGTGAGTAATCTTTTTGAGAGTAGTCTCATCGACTATGGCTTGACCTGTCGGTGTAAATTTCTGAGGTTTCCATCCGAGTTCCTGTAGTCTTTGTCCTATTTGTTTTCTAGAACCAAGGTTAAACTCTTGAAGAGTCTTCCTCATGAAGGGTTTTCTTTCAAGCGTACCCTCTATTATATCGGAGTACTCCTGTTCTGTCAAGCCCTGTTTGGAAAGTTTACCATCTTTTTTTAGTTTAGGTTTAACCATCTTGTCATCAACCCATATAGGCTTGAATGTTTCATGTACTTTATCTTCTGTTTCTTTAAGTTTACAACTTAACTCTGAAGCTAAGAACATTGCTTGTTCATCATTGAAAAGAAAACCATTTTGTTTTTGCTGTTCAAGTATATGTGTAACTTTGTGTTCAAGTTTAATACACTCCTTTGAAAACCCTAACGATTCTTTTCGTAGATGTCTGAGTAATTTTGTATTGATTGCAACGTCTCTCTCGCAATAAGAAAGCATTTCTTTTGTAAAGCTAGACCACTCAGGAGAATCTTTCTTAGGCACTCCTAGTTTGTAACCCCACTTAGCTATGCTGTGTCCTCCTTCTCTTGTAGGATTCAACAGCCTAGATAAAACAAGTGTGTCTATAATTTTATCTGAGTTGTATAAGTCTACACCAGTAAGTTTTTTAATTACTGGTATGTCATAACCAAGTATGTTGTGACCTATAAGTGTGTCTGCTTGTTGTAAAAATTTAATGCCTTCGTTAAGGGTGTCTTCGTAGAAGTGATAAAACTTTTCGCTTATCACGTCTTGTGCTACTAGACACCATATAACCGAAGGATTTAACCCGTCTGTTTCTATGTCAAATACTAACTGCATATATATCTCCTATTAAAATGGTATGATTTCTTCGTCTTTAGAATTAAGCATTTCTGAATCTTCGTACTCAGCTAACCTACCTGTTTCTTTATCGTACACTAGGGAACAAGCCATGCCTACGTCTCCTGTATATCTTGATTTAAGTATACGAAGTTTAGTTGTTCTTGATTCTAAATCATCGTCTGACTGTTGGTTTCTTTCAAGTGCTATCACACAATCAGATAGCTGTGCAATACTATTTGAACCACGAAGATGAGATAAGCTTACACTAATACCATTCTCATGACCCTTGTTGCCCTCGATTCTTCGTAAGTGAGAGACAAGAATAATACCTGCACCTGTTTCTTCAACCATGCTACGAAGTCTGTGCATGATACTATCGATAGCCTTACGTTCGTCTCCATCCAACATAGAACTTACTAGCATATGTAAGTGGTCTACTACAACCCATTTACAATCACAGCCTACGATAAGGTATCTAAGCTTTGCAAAGATAGCATCAATATCGTTAGCACCAAAGTGAGCATGGATAAACACTCTGTCATTACTGAATACTTTATCGAACATACTAGTAAGTTTAGCTTCTCCGTAATCATCACGAACACTATCAATAAATAGTTTGTCACTAGCTTCGATAGAAAGTATACCATCTACTGTACGCTTCCAATCTTCTTCAAGTGCAATGATGCCCACGTTGTCATTCGTTTGATTGATAAGCCAATGCTCAATCTCTCTAGTAATACTAGACTTACCGAGACCAGTGCCACCTGTAAGAGTTACAAGCTCACCTGCTCTGAGACCCAACAGTTTCTTGTTGAGACCATCCCAAGGATAAGGCACACTCTGTTTACGTTCTCTGTTTAAGAAATCATTTTGTTTCTCTGATACTCTGATGATACCACTTGGTGTATAAACTTGTGCATCCCACCATGCTCTTGTAAAGTCTTGATGCTTACCCTTGTTAAGCATATCGTTAGGGTCTTTGTAGCCATTAGGAAGCGTAACTATCTTTGCTTTTCCGGGCTTGATAATACTTGCTACTTTCTGTGAAGCTTCCATACCTGCTTTGTCTTTGTCAAAACAGATGACAACATTGTCAAAGCTTTCGACATATTCAAGGCTTTCTTTGATGTCCTTGACAGCCGAAGCTGCACCACGTTTGATAGATACTACTGCCCACTTACTACCAAGTAATTCGTAGGTAGCCATAGCATCACATTCTCCCTCAACAATCGTAAGGTATTTACCACCTTCTTTGAAAAGGTTCTGACCAAACAATCCTGAGTCTTGGATAGTGCCGTCAAACGAAAAGCGTTTGTCTCGTACATATCTAATCTTGGTAGCACATTGCTCATGATTGATATAGAAAGGATATAAGTGTTGAGCCAACTGACCACTTGCATCATACACAACCTTAACACCATACTTTTCTGCAGTTTCTTTTGATATATTTCTATCTGTAAGCTTTGCAAAGATACCACCATGTGCATTTACACTTGGTTTAGGTGTTGGTTGTTTGATATAGTTTGTCATTGGTGTTACGTTTCCCTCATAGTTTGTATAAAATTTGTCACAACTAAAACATTTTGCAGAGCCATCAGCGTTGACAGATACTGCATCTTTGCTACCACATTCGTGACAAGGCACATGGTATTTAATAAATTTACTTTGTTCTTGCATATTATTCCCTCGTTGTTAAATAAAAAAGCCACCCTGTTTTACGAGAGTGGCTTCGGTTGGAGATATGAAAAGTTAATTAGTCTTCTTCGCTAGAAGTTTCCTCATCAACTATTTCTTCTTCAGACTCTACCACTGCTTCAGGAGTATCTTTCAAGAGGGATTCAAGATTATTCCTATGTCCTGCACTTGCAAAGTTTAAAGCTTCTAAAAGAACTTCCAATGTGCCTACCTTATTGATGGTAACACGAGCATTGTTTTTTAGTTCTTCGTTTTCTATTTTGTTCACATCATAAGATGTGACACCTTCATCATTCTTAATACTAATAATCATACTAAAATTCCTCCCCGTCTCCAAACGGATTTAATTCAGCACCATCTTGAGTCTTTAGTGCTACTAAGTCAATCACCTGCATAGCTTGGAAATCCAAACCTTTGAATTGACCATATTTATTATCGGTCTCCCACTCATTGTATTGTACCTTAACACTAGAACCATTACCTACTACGTCATCCATAGTGTTCTTGTCCTTGTCGAAAAGTTTAGGTGCATTTCTTACCATGCCATTCGGGCCGTTTACTTTTCTCTTTATTGTTAAGGCTCTACCAACAGGTGTTTGCCCACCATTCTCATCCTTGATGGATAAGTCTTTTACTTTAAAGCCACGAGCTTCAAAGCTATTTGCAACCTCATTATCTACAACTAAGTCAACTGTATACACAGGCTCAAATGTAGTGTTTGGGGTTGTTACTGAAGCCCAGTAGGCTTTTCCTTCTAATACTGCCATATAATTCCTCCTTTGGATTGGCGTTTAATTGGGTACATTATACCCTATGTTGTTATGAATGTCAAGCATTATATCACTCATTGAGTAAAGGCTTTCGTCACATAGTCTTACAAGGTAGTCTTCATCAGTCCACCTTACTTCGTAAGCTACTTTGTGTTCGTAAAGTTCTTGATTATGCTTTCGTATCCAATTTTCAAACTCTCGATATTCATCTTTGTTTAATTTTTTAAATTTTAATTCCATATTATTTCCAATGTTTTACAACACCAACAGTTAAAACTATTAATGTTATACTATTTATTAAAACTAATGCTGTTCCTACGTCCATGATACAAACTCCATATAAGGTTCTTCTATGTGTCCTTCAGGTAAGAATTGTACCATATCTTGAACCATTTGTAAATCTAAATTTGTACTTGTTGTTTCTCCTTCATCATCATGGGATAACAACAAACCTTTACCTCCGTAGTTTCT